AGGGAGGTTAGGTATGTATAGTGAGGGTGGTATGGAGATTATGGTTGAGAGAGGGGTTGTGATGCCGCCTAAGTTGGAAAGCCGTTATCCGCATGGAGAGATGCAAGTGGGTGACAGCTTTTTTGTGGTGGGGTTGGGGATGCAGGTTGTGCTGAACGCCAACTGGAGGGCTAGTAAGAAGTTGGGGTGGAGGTTTTCCGCTAGGAAAGAAGGGGATGGTATTAGGGTATGGAGGGTGACATGAAGGTAGTGGAACTTAGAGAGGACTATGTGGACATGGCCCAGGATGATTACTGGGGCGCTGTACACCAGATGAATCAGGCTGAGTTGATTATGGAGTTACGTCGGCAGCAGGACAGGTCTGCAAAGCTGCTGGCAGAGTGCTTGTCAGAGTTGTCGAGAATTAAAAGGGTGGTGAATGGATCAGCCTACGCCTGAGGAGAAGTACCGAGAGGAGTTGTTGCTATCCAGAACGGTTCTCAGAAATGAGATGAGAAGGGCGTCACACGCTTATTCGCCTAAAGACAGGCGGGAGTTAGTGAAGACTTGGAATGAGGTCTACAAGCCTGAGATCGCAAGAGAACTGTTGCGGGTAGCAAGGAACAAAGAGGCAATGTATCGCATTGCTAACTGGAACTTAGGTGAGTTTGATAAGGAGCGTCGTGGTGGCAAACGATAAGTATTCTGATATTACGGTCGTTGCCATTTATGGCGATGGGCGAGGACGGATAGCCCTGCCAGCTTTGAAGAAGACTGCGGCAGCACTGCCTGGCAGCAAGCAGTTGCTGGTTACCAACGTGGCGGTAGATGCAGACGTTCCGCAGAAGCTGACTGCACATAGTCTTGACTACCATGCCTATTCTGAGTTTGTGTTGTACGGACTGCATCACTACATTGACACGCCGTATGCCTTGATCGTGCAACACGACGGTTGGGCGTTGAATCCTGATAACTGGCGAGATGAATGGCTGACCTACGACTATGTGGGTGGGCTGACACACGCAGCCTTAACGTCCTATGGCCTCTACAAGACCATGTACACCTGGTGGGGTGAGTCAGATATCAGAACAGTACAGAACGGCGGCTTTAGCCTGCGTAGTAAGGCCATGCTAGAAGCGCCTTCTAAGTACGGCATCATGCGTAATCAACAAGCCGAACCTATGTTGATGAATGAGGATGTTCAGGTCTGCTGCTTTATGCGGCCTGCGTTAGAGAATGTGGGTATCCAGTTCTGCCCTGATGAACTCTCTAAATACTTTTCTTTTGAACATTTAGGCCCACCTCATGAGGGCATGGACTTGACCAAGGTGTTTGGTCATCACGCCAGGTTCAGGCAGTTGATTGATGATGACAAAGTGTTGTGGAAGCTAACCAAGGAGCAGATGGAAGGCATTGAAGGGGAGCAGGCAGTGTTTGATTTATTTTCTGATTACTATAAATATGAAATGCTAATGGCATGAAATTTAATCTCGCACAGTTTTACAAGTTTTGCTCACAGTTAAAGATTGAAACCAAAGAGCAGGGCTTGAAGAAGATGGACGTGCTGCTAGGCACACAAACGTATGTGATGGATGAGATCACAAGAGGACTGGCTGAAGACATCCACTTCTTTGTGATCCTAAAAGGGCGGCAGCTTGGCATTACTACTATCTCTTTGGCTTTAGACCTTTACTGGCACTTTATACACAATGGACTCCAAGGCACACTCACCACAGACACAGAAGAAAACCGAGATATGTTCCGGTCAACCCTTGCCATGTACATGGAAGGTCTACCCAAGGAATACCGGATACCGCTTCTTGCCCACAACCGGAATCAGCTTCAACTCAAGAATCGCAGCCGCCTCTTTTATCAAGTCGCGGGGCTTAGAGCAAAAGGCTCACTTGGTCGCGGTAAAGCCATTACATTTCTACACGGAACTGAAACTTCGTCCTGGGGCGATGAAGAAGGACTAGCATCACTGCTGGCTTCTTTGGCTGAAACCAACCCGAATCGTCTGTACATCTTCGAGTCCACTGCGCGTGGCTTTAATATGTTCCACGATATGTACGTCACCGCGAAACGCGCAAGAACACAAAGAGCAATCTTCTGTGGCTGGTGGCGTAACCAGTTCTATTCTGTTGATGCTGATTCACAGATTTACAAAGTCTACTGGGATGGCAAGCTAACGCCTGAAGAAAAAGAGTGGACACGCGACATTAAGAAACTCTACGACGTAGAGATCAACAGTCGGCAAATGGCTTGGTGGCGCTGGAAGCTGCATGAGGGCATCAAAGATGATGCGCTGATGTATCAGGAATTTCCGCCAACAGAAGACTACGCATTCATCATGACGGGAACTTCGTTCTTCTCGAACGCCCGTTGTACGGACATGATGAAGATCGCCAAGAAGATTGGTTGCGATTACTACCGCTACAGCATGGGCGCGAACTTCATAGACACAGAAGTAGTGAAGTCTACGGAACGCTTGGCAACTCTGAAGATATGGGAGGAACCAGTTGATACGGCTTATTACGTTATTGGGGCAGATCCTGCTTATGGCAGTTCTGATTGGGCTGATCGCTTTTGCATACAAGTCTACCGTTGCTATGCTGACGGTATGGAGCAAGTTGCAGAGTTTGCGACACCGGAGATGAACACTTATCAGTTTGCTTGGGTGATTGCCCACCTTGCTGGCGCTTACAAGAACTCGACGTTGAACTTGGAAGTTAATGGCCCTGGTCAGGCGGTCATCAACGAACTGAGAAATTTAAAGCGGCAGGCAGCTATGCTGACAGGCCAACAAGGGTATGACTTGATGAACGTGCTTGGTAGCATGAGCAACTACATTTGGCGGCGTAACGATACCTTGGGCGGGATCAGTAACAGCATCGGCTGGATTACGACATCACAGACCAAAGAGCGAATGCTGTCGTACATGAAGGATTACTTTGAGCGCAACATGATGGCGGTCTATTCGACAGAGTTGATTGATGAGATGAAGACGATTGTGCGTGAAGGCTCTAGCATTCAAGCAACCGGCAGAAACAAGGATGATCGTGTGATGGCCTCTGCTTTGGCTTGCGCGGCATTTGCCGAACAGGTGCAGCCGAAGCTAATCAACATGAAAGTCACCCGCGAGATGAGCAGAAAGACTGATGACATGACGCCAGAGCAGGTGGCGGTCGGTAGAAACGTATCTGATTACTTGAAAAGGATTGGCATTTATGGAGGCAGTGCGTGAACGAAGTTATTCCTAAAAAGGAGTTATTAAGAATTATCAAAGCATTTGTGGCAGATGAGAGGCGCGGTATCCCGCTAGAATTGTTTTCAGAACTCTGTGGTGTTGATCGCAAAACGCTCTACAACGTCTTCATTGTTGAGAAGTACCCAATGACAGAGTTGGTTCAGCGCAGGGTGTCCAAGGGCTATGAGTCCTGGCGCGATGGTGAGATTGCTGTGATGGAGCGCTACGGCAAGAAGTGGTTTGAGTTTCGCAAGACACCCAAGGTAAGAATGGTTAGAGGCTATGGACTTACGCTTAAAGATGGCGAGATCAAACTGGATATTGGTATTAAGAATCGTCTTGATTATGCTGGTTATTCACTTGATGATAAATTGAAGGGGATATGATTATGGGAATATTGCGTGATTATCATTGTCAGACACACGGCTACTTTGAGTCGTTTGACGCCAAGTGTCCGATGAAAAGCTGTGATGAAGAAGTGTCTATCGTGCATCTTCAGCCGGTTGGTTTAAAGTCTGACAAGACTAAACACAACGACAAGACCTTGAGTCAGTTGGCGATGGACTTTGACATGAGCGACATCAAGTCGGTGCGCGAGGGCGAAAGCCAGTCTGGTTATCTAACGCGCAACAACAAGACGCCGCCAGAAGCGCCAAGAGAACAGCGCCCTGGTGACGCTGTGATGTGGGGCAATACGTCCGGCACTCGCTGGAACTTGGACAGCCTGGTGAAGGGCAATGGTTATCGTTCTATTAACGGCGAATCCGTTGGCGTGAACCCTAAAGACCTTGGCAACTTGACAGCACCCAAGACTGCGAGTTATATAGCCGACCATGACAACCTGCAAATAAATCCAAATGCGGATACCTAGCAACCCACTACAGCGTGAGGAGTTCTATCTGGACTTGATCCAGAAGTGCTTTGTGTCACGGGAGGAGCGCAAGGCTGATTACTCCGCACTTCGATCCTACTATTTGTTTGGTGCAGCGCCGGAAGAATCACCGGCGCTTTTTAACAAGATTTTTCCGCACATCGACCAGTTGACCTCGTTCCTGTATTCCGCAGAAACGACACGGTTTACCATTAACCTCGGCGCTGAAGTTAGTCCTCAAGAGCATCGGAAGATTCCGATGTTGACTAACAAGCTGAACGATGAATGGCTAAACAGCAACTGTGATCAGGTCTTCTCTACCGCCCTGACCTGGGCGCTGTGTTTTGGCACAACCTACGTCAAGCTAATCGTCAACAACGGCATTCACCCGTACATGGTGGAACCGGCAGGCATTGGCGTACTGCGTGAGGATGTTCCGTACACTGACCGCCAAGAAGCGATAGCGCAGACCTACTACATCACCAAGTCGGAACTGTACGCCCGTCTGTACTCTCATCCCAAGC